TTTTCAGTTTGCACGGCATTTTTATCACCCAACTCTATAATCTCAATATTAAGTTTTCTTTCTTCAATTTCCTCTTTCGCGATATTCATTCTGCGAGGTGTCAAATCAAGTTCGTTATCGCCTTCTTTAAGCAATATGTGATTTAATTTGACAAGCAGTATTTCTCCTTTTTCCTTGTTTTTTAAAATAACCATTACTTCCTCCCTAAATTATTGATACAGTTGTTTCATTTTCATCAATCCCAAGCGTTTTCAACAACTGTTTATACATCATTAAATATTGATTGTTTCCACCTGTTTCTTCAATTACAATATTAGACACTTGAACTTTTGTAAAATCAAAATCATCTAATGAAGTGAGTAAATATCCAAAAAGATATATTTTGAGCAATTTTTCTTTTTCACTGCTATGTTTTTCTTCAGCGACTTTATAAAACTGCTCAACAACTCCTACATCAAAATCGGAAGTTTCGGGAATATATTTTTTCAGTTCTTCTAAAATTTCATCTGTCATTACTCATCAACTCTTTTGTCAACAAGTTTATTTTCTGACAAAATTTCAAATTCCGATTCGGTTAATTCTAACTTATCCCCAGTTTCATATCTAATATCGTTAAATCTCAAAGGTGTTAAAGCTACTGCCTCAACAATAGCTTTTGCCTCTTCCTTTTTATTCTCTTTTGCCATTTAATTCACCTACCCAACTGTCGCTATGAACATACTATTCATTATTGATGGATTTGGAGCAACTAAATCTTCAATTACAACATTTACATTATTTACGACTCCTGCCGATTTTGATTCAGGCACAACTTCCACAGTTGCAAACGTTCCTGCTATATCCACAACTTCTCTATCTCCTAACAACCCAAGCAGTTCATCAGTTTTTGTTGGAGTTGGTCCGTATTCCATAACTCCTAATTGTCCATTTGGAATTAATGTAACAACATTATCTGGAAATACATTTTTTGTTGTTTTTCCAACTTTTATTTTTTCATCCCAAATCAATATTGTCATTCCAATTACGTCCTCAATAGTAGATTTAATAAGTGCTGGAGTAATCGTAACAATAGTATTCTTAAACAACGCTTTAACGGTGTCGTGTTTTTTTAGTGCATTATACGTAGCTTTTGACATTAAAGCTATTTCTACGTTTCCTCCGCCTTCTTCAACTATTTCTTTCCATCTTTCCAAATCTTCAAGTGGTTTTGCTGTTGCAGTACTCCAAATATTAGTTCCTGCCAACGTTTCTTTATATTTATCAGCAAGTCTATAATTAATTGTCTGTCCTCCACCGTTTTCATCAACAAACGTTACTTTGGCTGTTGATAAAAATTGTGAAACTGTATAAGCTGCAATTGCTCTTGCGCTTCCTAAAAAACCTTTTGCTCCTGCAAATTTTTCAAAGATTTGTATTGAATAATTATCAATAATTGATTGATTATTTGTATTCAAAATTTCTAACAATTCTTTTCTACGTTTTTCATCAAGCTTCATACCTTCCCTAAAAAACTGCTTATCCCCTTTTGTTGTTGTTTTTAAATCCCAGTCTCTAAACATTACATCTGCATCCAGTTGGCTGCTTTGTAATACTTCGACTGCTCCACCGTCTAAACTTCCAAATGTATTTATATCAAAAGTGTTTGAAAATACAGCTGGAAACATTGCTTCTACTAACGTAGTTCCTTTTACTCCTGCATAATACTTATTTAAACTTTTTGCGTTTAATAAATCTGTTAAATTCATTGGCATTTCTTAACCTCCTATTTTCTATCCTTATAAATGTAAGTTATCCCTGCTGGTAACTCCGCTTTTGTAACAGTAATTGGTGTAGGATGTTCTTTTCCTACTGCAATTAATTTATCTAAATACACAACTCCTTCAAGTGAAACCGTTGCTTGCTCATTATCGTTGTAATATTTAAACTCAACATCATGCAACAACACAGCTTCCGCCTGTGTTCCTGTTCCTGTTGGCATTACAAACGCTCCTATTTCTCTTAAATCTTCTCCATTTTTTGCTTTAACAAGTGTTCCTGCCAACAAATACTCTTTATTGGTATTTTTGTCTTTGTAAATGTAATTAGCAAAATCTGATTTTAATATTTTCACTTGCACATTCAATTTTTCTTTGTGCATTACTGTTCTTTTTAACATCTCAACCTCCTAAAATTTTGTAAGATCTGTTTCATTGTTTTTGTTTTTCTCTATCATTCTGTCAACAAAATCTTTTTCATCTTTCTTTTTATCCTTTGGATTGAATCCTCCGTTTGTTATAGAGTTCTTTTTCAAGAAATCTGTTGTAAACTCTTTTTCTTTAGCAGCTACATTCTTAACTGCTAATTCAAGACTTTCAATTGACATTTCTGGTGTAATTTGGACTAAATCAGCAAACTGTGGACTAATTTTTAACTCTGTTACCAACTCGTTTTTTCTAGTCTTTAATATCGTTAGATTTAGTTGCTGCTTCGTTTCAGCAAGCTCTTTTTCAATTTTTTCTTTCTCCAAATTTGCCAATTCTTCAGCAGTTTTTCCATGTTTTTGAAATTCTTCAAGCTGTTTATTGCTGTGTCCAAGTTGTGATTTCAAGGAATTAATTTCCTTGTCTTTTTCAGCTTGGATTTTTTCAAAGTTTTCAATTTTAGCTTTCAAGTCATCAAGTGTTGGCTCATTTCCACTTGTACCAGCTCCTTCTCCATTACCCTTACCTTCTCCAGGCTCATCATAATACAATTCCATTCGTTTAAAATTTCTCATTTTTTTATTTCTCCTTGTTTTTTAGATTATTTGCTGTAACTCATAAAATGATTTACAGTATTGATACTCTATAAATTTTTGAGATTTGATATCAAACAACTCATAAAATGATTCGTAATCTTTCAACTCTCAAGAATTTTGATTTATATTTTTGATTTCCTCTTTTGAATCTGGAAAATAAACAGTAGCCCAACACCTGCATCCTGGTTCTTCACCTGGAACTATTTCAGCATTATCCCAATTATAGACAACTCCATCTCTTGCTTCATGTGTTGGTCTGACACGTTCGTCTCCCATTGTATTCCACTCGAAATATTCGCTTTCACTTGAAACTATTTCTTTCAAGAAGTCTTTATAATAATTACCAAGCATATTTCTAGCTCTAAATTTAGCGTTATTCCTCAATTTATCTTTTAAATCAGTTTTTTCCTTGTTTTCTTCAATATAATTATTTAAATTATTTTGCCAGTCTTTTATTTCTTTTATCTGTTTTACTGCTATTTCTGTATGCTTTTTAACATCTATATTTTTCACTTTCTTAAATTTTTTCTCATAAGAAATGCTGTAATTAACAAATATTTTCATCAAGTTTGAATAATCAATATCTGTTTTTTTGCCACTAAATATAGAAAACGCTGTTCTTCTAAAAAAAGCAAACAATCTTTTTTCTGTTTTATGATCCCACTTGAAATCTATCTTAATCATACAAACCACTCAAATCTTGTAAAGTGTCATCTGTCACTTTTTCTATTAATTTTTTAAGTTTATATTCTTCATCAATATCTTTCGCCTTGCTTATTACATCAAGAGCTAATGATAAAGTTGTTAATTTAGAACTCTTTTCATTTTCCATAAATGTATCAAAATATGTATAATTATTTTCAGTTAATTCATCTGAACTTCCAATGCAATTTTATCTAACTCTAATAAACTTTTTATAAAATCCTCTCTAAAACTTGCCACTTTCGTTTTAAGTCCATTATTCTTTAATAAATAAGTTTCCTCGCTGACATTTTGAGTTGCCGTATCTACTAAAAGATATTCAGGGAATAAGTTTGATAATCTTTTTTCTAATCTTGCTATATCGTTTTGCATTTCACCGATTAACGGATTTGTCAATTCGATATATTTAAAACTAGCTTCCATTTCTTTTGAATTTTGGGTATTGACAATTCTTTTATTTTTGTATCTAGCCTCTTCCAAAAGTTGTGCGTTCTTTTTAATTTTTGAATTACTAGAATTAACATCTGCAAATTGTTTTACTCCGTTTGCATGCAGCCAAGGGTCTCCGTGTATTCCAAATATTCTCCCGATATAACATTCAGTTTCGTTAATTTTGTCTATAATATTCAATGCTTCTATAATATTGCTATCGTTTTTAAATTTTGAAACAGGAATTTTATTCAAAATAAAAGGTGTTTCAACTGTCTCGTTGTCTATTTTTTCGGTTCTTTTAACAGTTCCAGTATCAAGTTTTATATATTCTCTAGAATACTCTCTGCTTTGCTCTTCTCCGTTTTCATCGAAATAAACTTGTTCTCCTTCAACTTTAAATTTCTTAATTTCTCCAAAAACTTCCGTGTATTCGATATCGTCTACATTATGTAAAATATACCTAATTTGCTCATCTGGAGTTAATATAACCTCAACAAATACTTCTTCATTCAAATACATTTCTTTAGCAATCTTTTTACTGAAAGTAGTCATTTGATTAATTTCCCAAATTTCTTTTAGTTTATCGTTTTCTATTCCTAAATCTTTTAAAGCTGTATTTGATAGAGCCTTTACAATATCTCGAATCGGATTAAATATTTCCACAGTTCCGTCAAACAGTCCTGGCATATTCTTACTTAAATTTGATTTACTATATTGTTCCCTATCATAATAAGTTTTAATTCTTGTTCTTTCTTCTCTAGTCATTAACCCTCCTTCCTAATATAAATAAGCAATTCCGCCTTCATCTTTTTTCAAGCTATACAAAACATACCTTATCGCATCCATCACATCGTCGTTTTCCTTAACTGGCTCATCATTTTTCCCCCACACATAAGAATAAATTTCATCTTCAAACTTTCCTTTAAATGCTTTTTCTGTAATCTTTAGTGCATTTCTTTTATACATTGCTCCAACTAAATCAATTCCCTCTTTTACATCTTTTTTTGCATTCTCTGCATTTATTCCAAAATCTAATAGCCCTTGCACATATTCAGTTCTAGCACTATCACAGAAAACTCTTGAAACTTGATACTCTTTATATTTCTGTAAAATAATCATTTTCCAGTAATCGAAATACTTATGCTGTTTTGCTATCACTTCAACAATATAATAATTATCTTCAAAATCTACTCCAATAACTACCAATGTTCCATAATGCTCAAATCCCCAGTCAACTCCGATGTAATACTCCTTTATTTCGATATTTTCTATATTATTAATCACATTTTCTTTTTCAGAAAAATCAGCAAACACAACACCTTCCTGTGCAACCCACAATCCTAAAACGTCTCTGTCATAAGTTGCTCCGCGTGGAGTTGTCTTTTTGATAGAATCCACATATTCCTTATTAAGAAAAACATTATCGTCCAGTTTGAAATTGCTAACTAAAATATTTAATCTGCCGTTTTCTAATCTGTCTCCAGCGTTATCTATATAATCCTTTTTTACGAAATGAGCTGGATTATCAGGATTGGTATCAATAAATATTTTTGCACCTTCTCCTGATGTTCTTGAAAACGCTTCTGTTATAAAAGTTTGATGCAATGCTGTTGCTTCATTTATATAAGTGCCGTGAGAAGTCATCCCTCTCATCTTCTTCCAACTGTCTGCCTTTTCTCCACCGAATAAATAAATATTGTTTCCAAATAATTTAAAACTTCCATCTTTTTTTGGCTTAAATTGTTTTCCCAACATAACTTCCCAGTCGTTTAAAACATTTCTCCAAATACTTCCGCTTGTCGCTCCAATTATGATAAAATTAAGATTTTGATTAGCTAATGTTGCTATATGTGATAACATCAGAAAATTATTTAAAAATGTTTTTCCACTTCTTTTTGCTCCTGTTAAAATTGTTATTCTTGGTTGTTCTTTATTAAATGTTTTCAACACTTCATACTGTTTAGGAGTTAAATCATTCATCTTTCCCAACCTTTTCCGTTATATTTTTTAACAGCTCAATCATTTCATTTTCTTTTTCCGAATCCTTGTCATCATTGTTTTTGATTTTAGCCTTCTCAATCTCTAAACGTTCTTTTTGGATCTCTAAAGTGTTTCTACTTAATTCATTGTTTACAAGTTGTTCTTCTAATTCTGCTTGCCTATAATCAGAAATAACCCTAGCATTTACTTTTATATCTTTTTCAAATTCTTTTAGAAGTTCCAACTTTTGTTTAATCATTGACATTTCTTCTTTATCTGTAGTTTCAAGAATTCTAGTTTCCAGTTTTTCTTTTTCCTCGATTATCCTTTTTAACCTTTCGACTGCGTTATTATATTTTTTTGTTGCAATTTCATTTAAAACTTTCTCACTTTGTTCTATCTGAATCTGTCTTACACTTTTTTTAATATCGTAATATTTAGTCTTTTTTATTCCGTGTTTTTCCGTGATTTCTTCTTTGGTTGTATTGTTAATTATGTCTGATTTTATCTGTGTTTCCTTATCAATCACAACCGTTTTTTTTGGTTGTTTTTTGCTATTTTCGGTTGTGCCTTTTTTGGTTGTAGTATTACGTTTTTTTTTAACCCATTTTTCTTTAGCACTCCAAGTTTTTATTGTATTTAACTTTACGTTGTATTTCTTAGCTAAAACACTCATACTTGTGCCATTTTCATACTCGTTCTTAATCAATAATTTTATGTTTTCATCTTTCATTTTTCCTTTACCTTTTTAGTTTTTAGACAAAAAAAGAGCCGACTTATAAATAGACTATTTCTAATCTACATATAAATCGGCTCATAACCACTCTTACTCTTGCCTTTATCCAATTGTAATTTTCTTAATTCTTTTTACTTTTCCATTTTCAAAAACAATAACCATTTCTCTTTCACCTTTTTTATCCATTTCATTTAGCAATATATTAATGAATTTAAAAAGTTTTTTATTATTTTCAATTTGTCTTATCTGCTCTTTACTAAGCATTTTATCACTCCTTTATTATACCTTATTTCATCAATATTTTCAAGCATTTATAAGTAATATTCTAAAAAATTTAAATATTCTTCCAACACTCTTTTTAGTTCTATTTCGTAATCTTCATGTTTACAATTTAAAAAAATATTTTCGTATTCTCCTCTTGTGTTTAAAATTTTTAAAATATTTGATATCTTCTTTATTTCAACATCTCTTAACTGCTCCTTTATTTCTATTCTTTCTCTTATTTCCTCTTCTCTTTGTATCTTTTGATTTATTTCTTTTAATTCAAACTTTAAACTTTCTCTTTTTCTTTTTAATTTTAAAAATTCCCATTCATTCATTTTTTTTAAAATAAACTCTGACATTCTCAACGTTCCCTTTCACTATAAATTTCTACTTTCTTTGTTTTACACTCTAATTGCAAAAAATACAATCAAATTTATTGTTGCATAAATCAGCAGAATATTTAAAAACCAGAATACTAAAAAGTAAACTATATTGTAAGGTGTGTAATTAATTCTGGCTATATTTTTAAGATTCTTTTTCACTTTTTCAACTAAGGCATACAGATAGCTGACTAAAAAGAAAACTAAAAATATTGTAACTGCCGCACTTAAAATTCTCATTATTATTTCCAATATTTTAATCCTCCTCTGTTATCACAATCGCATTATCAATTGTAACTCTGCGATTATTCTCACTTATTAAGTTTAATGATATTCTTCCGCTCTCATCCGAATCTCTTAATCTTATCATTCCTTTATACTCTTTTAAGAGTTTCCCATCGAGAGTATAAATTTGTACTGTCCTTTTTAGCCCTTTCGTATCGCTTTCCCAATCTTTTTGAGTATCTTCCCATCTTGCACAGCTTCCTGTCAATCCTAAAATTGCAATTCCTAATAATAATTTTTTCATTTCAACTCCCTTTCTTTTTTTATTTTAAATCCATTTTGATACCCATATACCGAATGCAAAACTTAGAACTAATTTACTTAAATCCAGAAAATCTTTAGCTTGCGAAATTTGTGCAGCACCTATGGATATAAATATAAAACCAAATACTATTCTCATTACTTTTTTGACATTTCAAATCCTCCTAACTTCTATCGTTTTCCCAACATCATCCAAACGTTCTTGATATCGTTTTGCCTGTATTAGCAATATGGTTTATTCTAGATCTATTATTTTCAATAAAAATTCATATAATCCGTAAGCCATAAGTACTCCAAAACCTAAACTTGCTAACATTCCAAATAGATTATAATTCTTCATTCTTTCTACTGCGTTTTCAAATATTGACCAAATAAATGTGATCCAAAATAAAATTGGTACTAATAATATTAACAATATTGCTATTTTCATTTCTCCTCCTAACCTTTCTCTAATAAAAACGACTTTTTATGACTGAACTTTATTTTTCCTCGTAAATTTCCAAAGTTCCTTGAATTTCATCGTCTTCGATTACAAACGTTCTACCATTTGTAGTTTTGTAATAGAATAATGTAAATCCATCGCCATCTTCTTTTTTTTTGTCTGATTCAAGCAGTTGACACATTTCAATCAGGAGTCCTTTTTCTAGCAAATTATTATCCCAAACTTCTAAAAAAA